ACCACATGGAGTTTTTGATTTTAGATTCGAGGTTCGTCCCTCGATGACATTATTGAACAGTATCTTTTTTTAGTTATTTCAACCTAGATTGCCAGAGTTTTTATAGTACCCTTCATAGGACTCATCTCTATGCAATTATGGTTGTATAGAGTTTGCTTATTTTGGGTGCGTACTAATTATCTCTTGTAGTTTTTTGTTGTTAGACTACTTTAGTACCACATATCTTCGTTCATGTATTATTAAGATCAAATCTTCATAACATGTTGTCATATATACTCGTTGCAGTTTTTAAAGCTGCTGGAAAACGTTATTTCCCGCCATTCACGCGATAGTTGAAACCCCCGCAGACCATCTATTTCTGCATTTATGAACCAGTCACCTGCTGGTTCACTATCTCCAATAGACATTTCTACGGTGTTTATTCATTGGCTTTGCCCGCTCAGTAGCGTAACTACTCGGTTTGGGAAGACTGTCTGTTAACAGTACGAATTGGACACTAGTCTCCTTTTTAGTGGACCCACGTTATCCACTGGCCTTTTGGCCAACGCGTTTCATGCGCGCTAACATGGACCATCTTTCCGTGTTTTCATTCTATGCTTAGCATAAACTGATCAAGCACAAGATCTGAAGTTGTAATCAACAACAACCGACCAGGGGACATGGTACTGCCTCAACCAGTGATTTTGATCAAGTTTGAGACTCTGAGGAGAAAGATTGCCTTTCTCAGAGTATATTTAGGCTACAAGGCCCGGGGGGAGCCATAATCCCTCATTACAGCCCAGATGGTTAAGGGTATATACCATTATTTCTCTATGTCTGGAGATCTTAAATGGAGAAACCCTGCGCTTAACGTCAGTGATTCTAATGTCACTGTCTGCCCAGGTCCGGTAACGCGGTTAGCGTCCCCAACCACAGAACAACTTAAATCTGTTGGTTCAAACTTTTTTCAAGGTGGTATTGAAAATAGTATTGACGATCTCGATGTTCACATCCTATTTGCCGAGAGTAGGAACTTAACGTCTGATATTTCAGATGAAGTTGTGGCTATTCATTCTGAGTGGAGTGGTTTCAACCACTTTAGAGACTCAGAACCCCCGTATGCTCATAATAGTGTTCTTTATAATGTTGATTGTATGAGATGGGTTGTTCCTCTTGTTGTCTTATACCTTTACATTCTTTTTAGATTATTCTACTTTCTGCTCCCTTTTATAGAGCAATATCGTAGAACTAAACGTCGGGAAAGAATTAATGTGTTAGATTTGCGCATCTATGAGTTGAGGAAGAGCATACACAGTAGAAGATATAAGTTGGTTATGCACCAACTTTTGTCTGAGTATTTACCATATCCTCCCACATGTGTTACCGTACGTGACATTTGTGATTATGTAGATGATCAGGCGTATTATAAGATGAGATTGGCAGATTTGCGTCCGCCCCCTCTAGTGATATCAAACAGTGAACCTTGTTGGTCTTCTCCAGATTCAGAGGTCAATTCTATCCTAATGTCTCGGTCGAGTTCATCTGAAACTTTTATTTGTAACTTTCCGGACAGACACAATAGGTTTGATCGTCCCTCATCTCTTCAAGTTCCTCAATCTGATGTCGTTGATGCGACTTGGATTAAGAAGCAAAGGGAGAAGCGCCGTCTTCGTAAGAAACAAGATAGGACGCCTCCAGTCATTCGTCCTGTTCCCCGTAAGGTACCACCACAGATTGTTCCTGACATAACCACCATTGAAACACAATCAGGTGGGAGTGAAATTCCACGTCCTCCTCCTCCTGATCCTGCTTTTGAAGGTATGGATAATCCTGAGAATGATCATATTAAACATAATTTGTATAATATTATCGGAGGATCTATTACAGATCCATGGTTACGTGTTATATTTCCAGTTATATGTACAATCACTTCGTATCAACCCAAACTTGCTGAATTTTTCCCAGTAGATGTCACTGGCCATTTTATTGAACAGGCTGTTCTTCTTGTGGTTAACATTTCACAAGCTTCAACGTATCAACACGCGGTCACCATATTTACAGCATTTCTGCATCAATATCTTAGTAAATCAGTTGCTGTCACTCTCAAGGATATGCTTGTTTCTATGTTTCAAAAAGGTGAGATTGAAGTTCAGGCTGGTTGGGACACTTGGGCCAGCATTCGTGATGGGCATACCAAACTACAATCAGAATCTCTTGCGCCCTTGTACCACAATGCCAAGAAGATTATAGCTTTGTTGGCATTTTCTGGTGTTTGTACATCTGCTTCACTCCCTTTTGGTAAAGAATCGTTTGATAGGTTTCTCGACAATAGTAAGTTGAAAGAATTTGATACTATGGATTTGACGTGTTATGCCATAGATGTCTTGAAGTTTGCTATAGAACAAGTGCGCGTCTTGTGTCAAGAAGGTTTTAAGGGTTGTTTGTTTGGAGACACTCGGATGATAGCATTTGATAAGGAGTATTCATTCATTGTGTCAGCAAGTCCTTCTTTGGCCACTGGTACATTATCTGATTTGGGAACAACCCCGTCGGATTATGTCTTGCGATTGACTAAGCTTCTCGAAGAGTGTACATACTATATGAGTACAACTAAAGGAGCTGAAAAGAATGTCTTTTGTTCAAAGCACCTTAGGTTGACTCAACTTTTTGCTGACTATCAGACATCACTTGGCCTAGTGTCACTTAGGTGCAAACCTTATGGTGTATTGCTTTATGGCGAATCTGGCGTGGGTAAATCTTGTCTCATTCCTGAAATTAGTGCGCTTTTTCTTCAGTCACATGGTTACCCTTCGACGGGGAACGTTGTGTGCACACTAAATCCAGATGATAGCTATCAGAGTGAGTATAAACCACATCATGTGGTCGTCGTACTTGACGATATAGCTAATACTGCACCTCAGTTTACTAAGACTAGCCCTCTGGAATTAGCTCGTGCAGTTTTAAACAACAATGTTTATTCTGTATTGAAAGCTGACGTTGATAGCAAGGGAAAACTGAAGATGGATGCAAGGCTCATCATAGGTACTTCTAACGTAAAGAGCCTTTTGGCTAGGTTATATTCTAATGAACCAGCATCAGTTTTACGTCGATGGGATTGTGTCGTAACCGTTGTTGTAAGGCCAGAATACCTCATTCCAGGCACAAAGATGCTTGATCCAGCCAAGATTGATAATTCAACTTATCAGGACAAATGGTTATTTGACGTTGAATCCGCTTATGCTGTTGAGCGTGCTGGTGGTAAGAGTGTTAATTTTGAACCTCGACTTGATAAGGATGGCAAACGCATGATGGGTATTAATCAAAGTGAGTTTTTTGAATTCATCCGTTGGGATTCCCTACAACAGAGGGTTCGCCAAGAGGCTTTAGTGGCTAGTAATGATGATGTTTATACTCACGATTTATGTTCACATGGTAATTTACCCAAGATCTGCGCACATTGTAATGTCGTCATACAGCCTGAGAGCTTTAGGACTGCTATTTCAAGTGTTATGCCAAAGGTTAGCTTTAGTGATATGGTGTATTACAATGAAAGATGGTTACGCATTTACCAATATTTATCCCAAGTTTTCATTTTGGACAAGCTTTTCATCTTGATACAGGGTTATCTATTAGATCAGGTGGCCAAGCTTTGGTGGAAAATAGTTGTAACGAGCTTGTTGGTTGGTTCAGGAGTTGGTTTGTTGACTTTTCTTATCACATATCATTTTTGGACTAGTTTCCTTGTGGGGTTTGTGTGCGCATCATGTATATTTGTTTGTATGTGTGCCACTCATGCCTATTGTATATATGTGCGAGGTTGTGATATAGCTCTAAGTGTCACACGCACGGCAAACACCCTTAAAACAGCAGTCCTGTTCGGTTGCTTCTTGTCTATCCTTGCAAGTATTAGAATGTGGTATAGGTGGTCAGGATTGGCCACACAGAGTGATCGTGTTGAACCTATGAA